GATAAAAGACAGGGGGGGTAGGCACCCTACCTAAGAAAACGCTTTGATTGCGTGATCCTTTTGCGCTATTGCACGACTGGCAACAAGCTACTGCGTTCTCATAATTGACCACCAGGTCAGGTGCCTTGCTCACCGGTATTATGTGATCAACCGTTGTCGCTGGCTGCTGGCAGTAGAAGCAAGACCATTGATCTCTAGCCAATACCTCTAACCTAAACTTCTTATAGTCTCGGCTTAATCGAGGATCTCCTCTTTTAGCCAAGGTCGTTCCATACTGCTATGAATACCAAGACCATAGCACCTACCAATAGACCAACACCTAATGCATCCATCATTGCCATCCTTTACGAACTAAATGATTAAGTGCCTTGCAATAGTCAGGCTCATCATACTTGGTAATACCATAGCGCTTTGCTACATAATGCCAATATATCCAGAATTGATAATCATAAGGCTTGCCTTTAACGTGCTCACTCTTTATCTGATAGTAACCATGTACCTGTTTAGTACCGGTCTTATTACCAACAGCATCGATATTCCATCTACTCTCTCGATAGATAATTTGGTTATGGCATTTATATTGAACATCTGTTAACTGATAAGCAGCTAATGCTTTGATAGATTTATTAGCATCTAAGTGAGCCTCTGCTGACTGAGTTCCACTCAGACATAGGGCTCCCACTAACACTTTAGCAACCCACCGCGATGCGCCTTTCAGTCGCGGCGTGAGCCCTTGAGGGGCTCTTGCTAAGAGTGTACTCGGCATGTCAAGCATGTGTATAAAGTGGGCGTGGCGTAAGCGTACTGTGAAATCTTGCCCCTTACTTATCCACAGTTGTGCATAACTACTTGTCTGTTGAGTAGAACCCAGTACCTTTGAACGAAATACCGAAAGAGCTATATATCTTGCGCATCGGTTCATGACAGAACCCGCATTCAACATCGTGTGGTTCATTTATCTTTAACTCCTTCTCGTAGCGAAGATTGGCTTCGCATCGATCGTTAGTACATTCAAACTCATAGATAGGCATTACTGAGCCTCACACCAATTACAGGGATCATTGATTGTCCACTCTCCGCATTGACTGCACCGGCGGATTTCCGACTCTTTGATTATATCCGTGCGCTTCTCATATCCAGCAGCTCGTAGTAACTCCACCAGATCGCCAAGGCGTAGCATTGCTACATATTCCTCAGCTTTCTCGCCTTGACCATTAAGACGAAAGCAAGCGAACCCCAATAAGCCGCTTTCATCTGTCCTGGCTTCGATCTGGCGGAGTGTTCCTACTACATCGAGTCCTGTGCGCGCCTTAACCTCGCAGTCGAACGGAACATTGAGAATGTCACGCCCAGAGCCTCGACCTACTACAGCACCTTCCCACCAGCGCCGTAGATAATCTGCTACCACGCGTTCAGTACGAAAGCCTCGATGCTTACGGCTTTGACTCATTGACTGCGTGACATTTCTTGCAAGACCAAGTTAGTGATTGACCTTCTATCCAGAAGGCTAACTCGGTCGATGGGCATGGCTCGTTGCATAGATGACAGATTATCCTAACTTGCAGCGCATTTAGCGCTTCTCGTTGGCGAGCCTTTTCATATAAAACATCATCGGTTGGGAACTTCTCCCATTCACCGTCTTGATTCATAAACTGTAAGCCGCTCATGATCGAGCCTCTTGCGGTTTCCAAGCGCCGTTATTGTCTATCACGTACCAGATCGGATCGCACTTATCTATGTCAGCCCACGTTTCCTGACGTTGTGGAGTTAACGGGCAGCCCATATTTGCCCACGGTTTGCCATTCTTGTTGCCTGTTCTCCATATTCGCTGGCCGTGTTTACATTCTGGAATGTCTTTATCAACTTTAGTAGCACCTAATACATCTTGAACCAAAGCAACTGCTTCCGCAGCTGATGGCGCAGGATTAACAGCCTTAACAGTCCAGGCATCATTTTCAACCGGCATGATTACCTTTTCCGCTAACTTTTCTGCGAAAGGCTTAGGCTCTGCTGCTTTGACTTTTGCCATTTCTTCGCGGCTAGGGCGTTTGCCTTTAGTAACATAACCTGCGTTAGCCAATGCCCGACCAATCGCACTCGTCTCGCAGTTCTCAAGAGCAGACGTAGAATTAACCCCTCTAGTCGAGACGGTTTCCTCTGCATAGCCAGTAGTCCATGCCTGTCCATCCACTTCAGTTCTGTATATAGAAGCTTTAACAATAAAGCGCTGAAGCGTGTGCTCAACCAACGTAGTATCAATTCGACCATCTGGGTGATCCTTCCAATACTTAACTAATCGTTCTTCGACTGTCTCGTAATCCTCTAGATTAAACATAAAGTTCATTCCCTTCCGTTGCTAGTTGACCAGCGATGGCAAGGTAACTGGCGCTATCAATCCAAGTATCGATCTGCTGACTGTCCTCGATGCTTCTGGCGATCTTGACAAGTGTGAGGATAACTGCCACTTGATAATCTTCAACCGGCATTTCCAGATAGGCGCTAATAAGCCTTGCTGCTCTTGCCATGTTGTCAGAAGGATGACCGTAATGCAGTCCTCGCTCCTGATAAAGGTCTGTTGCACTTTGTAGTATTTCACCATGCTTCATACTCTGACCTGATCAAGCTGCTCATAGTGCTTGCGTACTGCTCTGCGGCCTGTGATGTAGCCATCTCTGTGACCTATTTTGTAACCCATAAAAAACATCCCAAGCCAAGATGCCAGGATAATTAGTTGTAGTATTGACATTTACTGCCCTTCTGCTGCGCCCTTCGCAGCTTCTTGACATAAGTGTTGCATAAATATCAGACAGAACTGCGGTAGGTTAGATAACGAAACGGTAACGATTCTGTTTCATCGACTGCATCATCGATCGTCCGACGGATATCGTTATCGAGATCGTCCATACCGACGACCATGAACTACGAAAGTGCCATCCTTTTCAAGGTTAATCAGGGTTACTTGCGTGTCCTCAACAATAACGAATGCCTGCTGCCAGTTCATTGTGCCCTTGGTATAGCCAGCCTTGCGCACATCCATAAGATGCCCGCCTTCTACGCCACGCAGGATGCGCCCTATTTTGCCCCCAGATGCCTCTGTAAAGGCTGACTGACCTGCTCTGTGTGTGTGTCCACAAATAACGCTTAAACCGTGCCTACGGGCTGCTCCAAGGGCTGTAAGACCCGCATTAGGGTTAATTCCCTGTTCGTCTCCGTGGACTGCTACCCAGCCCTTCTGGAAGGCATAAGGCTTTTTATGGTAGGTGATACCCAGTTCATCTAAACGCATGAACTTTTCAAAGCGCAGCTCTGGCAACGCTAAGAATGCCGGTATCTTCTTCATAATCACATTGTATAAACGATCCGTATGATTGCTTCTTATCATATGGGCAGACTTGGAATACTCAACCAAAGACCATAAGACTTCTACTGCTTGATCTCGATCATCTCCAAGTGTTTGCTCAAACCATCCTGGCATTCCTTCTGTCCATCGGCTGATTTGTGGGAGATCAATTTCATCTCCCAAAGTAATGACGCTATCGGGGCGGTATGCTTTAATAAAAGATGCAACATTTCTTACTGCCACTTCATCATGATAGGGAACTTGTAGATCGGGAACGATTACAGTTCTTTTCATTATTAGTCCTCATCGTCATCGTCATAGGGGATGCGGTCGGGAAGGTTAGGCAGCCAGTTAGGAGTTGGCAAGATCGTTGCAGGATACGTCAAAGGCTCTAGCAGCAGACACAATGCAACATCGTCAGCAAAGCCAGCCTTCTTTAGGCTTTTCCAGTACTCGTTTAACCCAATGCAGTAAGTCTCTAGCATTGAGTAATCCTCAAGGTCTATAACTCGTTTGCGCGCCATAGGAAAATTATCGGTCTAGGAGTATGTTGTAGATCTCATCAACACGCTGGTTAAGGCGTTTAATTTCCGACAGCAAATGAGTGATCACATAACCAGCCAAACCACCGATTATCGCAAGTGTGGCAATATAAAGATTTAAGTAATCCTGAATCGTCATTTTTTAGGAGTGGCATACCCAAAGATACCGGCAACGATCGAGCCAAGGATGGCGCGATAGTCGAGTGCAAAGTTAGAAGTTGTACCCCATACAGCTAAGAATGCGCCGATTGAGATTATTGCTGGGTGTTTCATATTCATTTAGTTGCTCCTAGTAGTGGGATTTGAAAGAACGAACCGTCCTGATCGCCTTTGCTGCTGAAAGATATATGGCAATGATGATCGTGCTTATTGATGCCTGTATAAGTTCTCCAACGCCATAGCGATTTAGAACTGGCAATCTTTCCTGCAAAGATGATGTACGAGATGCGTTTATCACGCTTTGCCAAGATGCGAAGTTGATCTGCCACATCGGGCATGAGGTCGGGCTTAGCCTTGCCGGATAAATCGCGGTCAATGTCAATGGCACGAACCCAGCCCTGCTCATCTGGATTATGGTCAGACTTACGAGCTGAGTGCCGACTATCACCGATCCAGCCGTCTGAGGTACGGTCACGATCGCTAAAGTTGTCATCGAATTGCTCTCTTAGTTGAATGCCAGCCTTGCATAATTTAGGCTTCAACCCAATTACCTATACTTTCATCCCAGTTATACATTTTGTTATCATTTGGATAAAGGATTGGCGCTTCCCATTGCTTTAATTCGTTCAAAATCCAAGAAGGATATGGCTTAGGCGCAATAAAAGCATCATCAATCGGATCATAGGTATAACCGATCCCTGCATAGTTATAGCGGATATTTCCTTTGTAACTTGTTCGCTTGCAAACTTGACCTCTTACCTCTGAATATGCTTGCTCCCAATCTGTTATGCCATCGACTTCTTCCCACTCGTCGCGTCCAGTAATGACTTCTGTGACGATGTTATTCTCATCGAGGAATGCATAGTGAGCCATTAGACAGTCACCGTTCCTGTTCCTGCTGTGAATGAATAAATCTTGTATCCACCCGTTGTGTTTTTTGTGTGAACCAACGTTCCACCAATAGTTGTTAAATCTGCAAAAGTATCTGGATATCGAAGAATGACAATACCTGAACCGCCGTTGCCACCGCCTGGATAGTATTGACCAGGACCACCAGCAGGGCCTGAACCGCCGCCACCGCCAAGATTTACGGTTCCATTAGCTCCTGCCGTTGATGAAATACCATTAGAGACACCAGCGTTACCGCCACCGCCCGAACCGCCTGTGCCGCCTGTACCGCCGTTATACGTTGCACCACCACCACCACCTGCATAAGTTATAGATGATCCAGAATATGAGTTAGCCGTACCTGCGCCACCAGCGCCACCAGTTGAACCAGTTCCAGCACTACCAGTTGCGCTTGCACCACCGCCACCGCCACCGCCATAATTAGATGCGCTTCCTGAACCAGCACCTGCATTATTGCCTTGACCTGAAGGAGATGCTAAACCACCTGTACCGCCGCCACCGCCTGCGCCAGCACCGCCGCCACCTGAACCGCCGTTGCCGCCGTTAATTAATCCCGATGCTCCTGTACCGCCAGCACCGCCACCCGTGGAAGTGATCGATGAAAATACTGAATCGACGCCGTTTGTCGCTGCAACAGTCGGTAATGATGGATAAACAACTGCTGGTGAACCTGAACCACCAGCACCAACAGTAACTGTGAATGATGCACCAATGCTAAAAGCTGCGGCTGTCTTTAATCCACCAGCACCGCCACCACCGCCTTGACCATTACCGCCGCCTGCACCGCCAGCGACAACTAGGTAATCAACACTAGATGGCTTAGCAGGGGGCGAAGTTGGAGCGAATATACTTACAACATTATTGAGCATTACGAAATGGCTCCTACTACGTACCATGCATCTGTACCAGTTTTAATACAAGCCGCTGATTTGTACTGTGCAACTGTCGGAGCAGCTGCTGTTGCGCCTGCTGAAAGAACTGTTGTAGTGCCAGAGGTAACTGCCGAGATAGTGCAAAGACCCGCACCGATATTTAGAATTGTTATGACTGTGCCGATTGGATGAGCTACAGAAGCGTTAGTAGGAATCTTGATTGCATTTGCTGAGGCGTTGCTCTGCGTGATCAAAGTCTGATAAGAGTCGTTTAAGACTGTTGTGTAGGTAGTGCCAGTCTGGGCGTTGAGCGTGAACGCTACTAACCCGTTAAACATCGCTGCGCTTAGGACATCGCCTGTGCTTGCTGGAAAGCCTGTTGCCATCTTATATCTCCTAGTACGCCATTATGTTAGTGCCGATTATACCTGATATAGACGAGCCTATGATGAAGCCCTCGACTATTGGCTCAAGTGTTGTCACAGTTACCTTCATGGAGTTTGGCGTTATATTCCAGTCCAGTCCTTGCGCTTGTAGTGTCTTAACGATCGTTGAGCCATCTGGCTGAACATTCGTAATCTTTAGGTTAGAGAAGTAATCCAGAGCCAGCATTGTGGCAGTTGGTACATCTGGATCAAGTAGATCCACCGTCATAGCATCGATGCGGATGGTTGTCTCGGCTCTAGTGGCCACATATATCTTGGCAATGTTTAAAGCATCTGCATCGGTCTGGGCTACCAAGTTAGTCTGATTAAGTTGATGCGAGAAGTACTTAGCGATCGAGGCTGCATTCTCTGAGACTTGCTCAGTACCACCGACAATGGTCATTCCTGAGCTGTTAATGATTAATTTGTCATCAAAGGCAAAGACTAGGTTCGTATAAGGGATGCCAGTAGTTTGATCAAACTCGATCGGAGTCTCGCCATATTTTTTGATTACATTGGTGCGGCTGAGGAATACTGCTGTGCCTTCTGAGTCAATATAGAATGCGCCTTGCTCGGAGAATTCTGCGTTCTTTAACGCATCGAGGGAAGTCCTAGAACTTGAAGGATCTGCTTGGCAGGTTGTGTCACCCGTGTCGATCGTGCGCATCGATGTTGGCCAAGACACTTGATCTAGGATCTTGCCTATGCGAGTGCCTGTACCTTGCCCTGCTGTGGCACTTGCCACCGTTGTAACAGTTGCCTGTTGCATAAGTCTGAACGCATCTGTGCAAACAATGTCCACATAGCCAGTTTCCTGTCCTTTAGGATAGGTGTACTTGTACTCGATGGTATAGCCAGAGAATAAAAAGTAACCAACTCCGCCGACTGTTGCTGACACGCGCAGCTTGCGTAGTGGAGTTAAGAAGCCAAAGTAAGGGCTAGAAGTATTCTGCGGATTAAAGTAGCTGAGAGGATCAAGGACTCGAATAGTTGCTTGACCAGCCTCGTAGGTGTCGCGCATAATGTTGCGCCCTCGACGAATGCTGATTGAATAAACGTCTGGAGTTAAATCAACTGTTGGT